GCGCTTCTTGGCGTCCACGATTACTTGGAAGAGGATGACGACGCGGGGATCGATATCGTTGTAGACTTCTACTTCACTGCGCTCCTTCGCCAGCAGCACACTGGCCCCACCACCGAACGGTTCTACATACACTCGATGCTTGGGAAGGTAGGGAAGGATTTTCCCTCGGAGCACACCCTTCCCTCCGATGATCTTGATGGGTGATCGAAGGACAGCCATTTACCTGCCACGTGCCTTGATTGCGTCTTCGTCCATTGGACCAACGAGTGTGTTGGTAATGTCTGCTATTTCCTTGCTAAGCTCCGACAATTCAGCACCAATGTAGTTTCTGCTTCTTCCAACCATGTCTATGTAGCTAACCACGAACATGTTCAGACTGGCTGGTTTCTTTTCAGCATGTACATCTTCTGGTGGAGCCTCACTCAAAAAATTATGTCCAGCTGCATGATTTCCAAGGAACGCTACCTGTGCTTTCAACCTCTTTAATAGAACTTCTATTTCTCCCATTTGAGAGCTATGTACCTCATATTCGCGTGCTACAGTTTCTGTTAGACTCCGTGCTAGGTTTTTCTCCGCCATCCTTACGCGCTCATTCAATTCATTGGCTTCCATTGTCTGTCTCCTTTTACTCTTCTTCCTCTTTAAGAGGAATCACTTGCAGCACTGCGCTGCGTTTGTGCAACTGTTCTAGCAGCTCTTCCTGTGTGGCTATGAGACGCTTGCCACTTTCCAACACCACCAGGTTCTGCTCACCCAGGGTAAATAGTGGGTGGTCCGCTTCAGATACATCTGCGTTACCAATCTCCATTCCTGTTGCATCTACTAGTAGAGTGCCATCTGGCACAACAATCGCTGAGGTGATAATGACTTTCCACTTTCCTAGCAGAGCTTTCGGTTGCACGTTCGGGCGCGTGATCTTCAGTTTCTCATATCCAACATCGAATTGTGTGTCATCCTCGCACATCACGAGCAACCTGTCTCCATCGTTCATGCCACCAGCAAACACTAGTTCGTCATCACCTAGCGGCTTGAATACGGGAAACTGTGTGCGTCTCTGGTCTGGTGGGAACGCTACGTACTTGCCTTTGCGGGAGATCACAACCATGCAGTCATGTGTCTCCGACGCGAGGCCGATTATTTTCCCAACACTCTTGTCGAACTTCTCTATGAAGGAAAGGGAGATCGACTGGCCGACGTTGTCCACTGATACGGTAGCGAATTTACCCGGCGTGCTGATGAGGTTAACGTAGGGCCACGCTGCACGGCTCTTCAAGGGGAGCTCAGTGTGACTGTCCACCTTCGCGTCCGGTGTTACACCCACGTAGTAGGTGGTCTCCGCTGCGGTCAGGTCGAGGTCGTCGTTGCCACCACGCAGCCGTGTGCCTCGTTTGTCTGTGTACTCGAGCATCTCTCGCAGACGCCGCGCTACCACCCGATCCAGATTTTCTAAATCGCTTTTGATCTCGTCAAGCCTACTACTGTATTCACGAATCTTCGCCGCGAGCTTGTTTTTGTTGATGGACATCAGCGCGCGGACGGGTGTATCCGCGATGACCTTCGCTAGCTCATCCCCGACAAATCCGAACGTGTCGCGGATCTTGGAAATAAGCTCGTCCTCCGATTTGGCCTCCATCAAAATCTTCGTGATCACCGGAAGCGCCTTCACCGCTAGCAACCGGGCGTTCTCCGTCGCTCGCTTGCGCTCGAGTGTAACCTGTTCATCCTCCAATACCAGCTGCTCTACCCGGCGTCGGAAGCGCAGGAAAATCTCGATCAACTCCTTCAAGCTGTAAAGGATGGGGCGCTTCTTATTGTTCAGCGCGTAGAATTGGTAGGTGAGCGACGACCGTAGAAGTGGCAGCACTCGATCATTTACCACTTTCGCGTCGCTAAATTCAACCACCACTCTGGTCCCCGTCTCTAGCGACCCCTCATCATTGGCAGCTGACTCGAGTAGCTTCGCTTCCTTGAGCTCCGCTGTTACACGCACAAATTTATTGGCGTCGAACCCAGGGTTGAATCCCGTGATGATCAAGCGCTGCCTGCCGCCTGTGCCTTCTTCAAAGTGGTAGTTGCAAGAGAATGCCAGCCTGCCTCTACCTGTCTCGTACAGTTTCCGCAAGTCGTCTTTCTTGGACAGCAGCACGCCGCTTCCGTAGTCTGGCCCTTTGATGTGCTTCAGGAGATCGTCCGTGGTACAGTCTGGGTTCTCCAGCACTTCCAGTGCAGCGTTAATCACCTCTGCCAAGTTGTGTGGTGGGATGTTGGTGGCCACTGCCATCGCCACTCCCACACATCCGTTCACCAGCAGTAGCGGTACCCGAGTGGGTAGCAGGAACGGTTCCTCGTGCTCCTCGGTGAACGACTTCACCAACGGCATGATCTTGATGTCGTCAAATATTCTGTCAGCAAATTTCGATAGCCGTGTCTCTGTGTAGCGGTACGCAGCGGGTGGTGCTTCGAGCAACGCTTCCTTGCTACCGAAGTTTCCGTGCCGCTGTATCAACTCGTACCGCGCCCACCCCATGTTGACCAGCGCACCGTAGCAGGCTGAGTCACCGTGCGGATGGTAGCGCCCCAACGTGTGCCCAACCGCAGTCACGCATTTGATGGGGATGTCCTTGCTGTACCGCTTCAACTCGTGCAACGACCACAAGGCCCTCCGTTGTACCGGTTTTAGCCCGTCACGAGCATCCGCGATAGCCCGATCTTCTATCGTGTAGCTGCCGTACTCAAGGATATTATCCTGTACGATGTCGGATGTCTTTTTCTTTTCAGGCTGTGGCATTGGGCCATCCTTGGAACCACTGTACGAGTTCGATACCGAGCTTTTCAATTTCATTTCGTTTGGGGCTGCTCTGTAGCTCAGAGTTGTTGTATTGAACCTCCAACTCTTTGCTAAGCTGCTCCTCGTAGCTCATCAACTCTTCGTAGGACCACTTCCCACGTTTAATCGGCATGAGCACTTCCTGTGCCAACCGACACTCTACCCACATGGTCTTCTCCAGAAGAATCTCGCTGCACATGTGAAGAAGTCGTACTAAGTGCACAGCGTGCTTCGTATCATAGCCGTGCTTTTCTTCTGCTACCTGCCTACGCGGGTTCCGTTCCTTCTTCCAGTGAATCCAGGATTCGTACTCCTTACGCGCCCGTTGGTACAGTTTCTCCTGCTGCAGAAGCTCCAGAAAGTTGTCCTTGAATCCCAGAGCTCTCCCCGCAGATAACCAAGCCTTGCCCTCGATCTCCTGTAGTGTCAACGCCAACGTGTGCTCGAGGAAGTTGTTCATCATGTGTCGCACCCCCAACGCAGTCTCCTTGGGAATGCCTGATAACTCCTCTTCGATGGGATACTTGTTGAGGTGTCTTCTGATCAGCTCTTGTGCCGCGTTGATTGTCTCTGTGGGTAGCTCGCTTCTGTCGTGTAGACCAAAGTCTTCTCGCTTTGGCTCAACCAGGTCACCTTTCATCAACCAGTCCCGGTGGCTTCGCATACGTCTAAGCTGGGAATGGGCGTAGCCCCGGAATGTGTGATAGCACTTTTTCGAGAGGAATAGACCTCTGTGGGCTGCCAGCTTCTCCCAGTACGGGGAGCTCGTTACCCAATGCCTCTCCGGTATCCACAGTAGCTCAATGACGTTGGGGTTGTTCTGCGCTGCCAAGTGCAGGAACTTCGACAAGCCGTAGATTACAACATCTCCGTCGGTTGGTGTGTACTGCTCAAACTTGCTGGCGTACCCCAACCAATACTGTATCGGAGGAATGCAGACACCACGGTAGTCGTAATCAGATGACTCGTCCGATGTGCCGTACACTCTGGAACCAGTTAGCGTTTTGAAAATGGTATGTCCGTCGTAATCGAAATTCATTGTGGCCTCCATAGCCAACGAAATGGCGGAAGAGGGTTTAGCTCTTGCGCACGTAATGTAAACGCCCCGCTGAACACCCCAGAGTTACCGGGGTGCTTAGGTAGCATTGATTCACTGGCCCAGCCTATCAGGTGAGCAACCACCGGCTTTGGCGCCTTCATCTGGGTTACTAGCACCAGCACGTAGATCCAATCTTTGTGCCGCTCTCGAGGGCGCACCGCCAGTCGGTAGGCCAGCAGGTCCCGGTCTGGGTTCCGCACCAAGCTGGTCTTGAAGTCCACGTTGGACCCGATTAAATCGCTTCCACCGTCGCCCACTGTGGGGTTCTGGTTGGCCACCCACCGAGACCGTAGGTAAGGATCGGGGCTCCCACATAGCCACAAGCTGCCTACGTACTGTCCAACCTGCCCCACGAGTTGGTCTTCTTTGAGTGTCGACTGCCTGTCACTGCCACGAATGTGAGACTTCCCACCCAGGCACGCGAGCTTTGCATGCCCAGCGATCACGTTCATCTCCCGAGGAGAAATCTCCATGCGTATAATGTCGCTTGTCGTAATTGTCATTCCTCAACGCCCAGAATCCTTTTTCTGTGTTGTGGATCGGTTCCCATGTAAGCCAGCACGAGCTCCTGATCTTTTTTGCCTCCCCATGTTACTTGACATACTCTCCGCGTCTTTGGATCCATCGCGTAGATACGTAGGTCCGGTGCTTCCGACTCTCCCAGCCCCTTGAAACGTGTAATGCGGATCTTTGCGTTCTCCCGCACCTGCGCCTTGACTTCCTCTACCGTGTCGCCGTAGACACGCTGCGATGCTGTAACACCCATGAACAAAGGGCTCTCCACAATGAACAGCCGCCCGTCTTCAATCAGCTGGGGCATGTGCGCCGCGAAGAACGTGAGTAGGAGTGCTTGGATGTGCTTGCCGTCTGAGTCGGCGTCCATCAGCAGGTAAATGCCCTGGTAGCGACACTTGTTCAGGTCGAATGCTGGCCCGATACCCGTGCCGATGGCTTGGGTGATGCTCGTCAGCTCAGCGTTCGCAAGGATCTTGTCGATCTCCACCTCCGCTGCGTTCTTCACCTTCCCACGTAGCGGCAAGATTTCTTGGAAGTGGAGCTTCTTTTTCTGTATCACCCGAGCGTCACGGGCACTACCGAAAGCCGAGGTGCCCTCAACAATGAAAAGCTCTCGCTCCTCAGCAGAACAATCAGGCGCCTCACACAGCTTTCCTGGTAGGATGCTCTTGGCTCCTTGCTTGACCTTCGTTTCACGGATTGCCTTCTGCTGCTCCCGTAGTTTCTTCTTCGAGTCACGTAGAGCTACTGCACGTTCAAGTATCTCCCTGACGACGTCGCCATTAGCTGCCACGAATTTTCGGAAGGCAGTCTCCACTATCGTCTGAACGCCTTCCTCTACTTCAGCGTTCTGCAGGCTGCGCTTGGTCTGCCCTCTGAATTCAGGTTCGAGGACGTGTGCGTGGACTATCCCCATCAGGCCTTCACGGAGATCGTCCCCTTTCAGCTTACCGTACTTTCCGTTGGCTGCCTGGTCTTGCAGTACTTTTTGTATCGCCTTCTTGGCTCCGCTCACATGCTTACCGTGTTCGGGTGTGTGCGTGACGTTCACAAAAGAGTCCCACCATTCGTTGGAACCGTTCATTCCATGATCGTCTACCCAAACAAAGACAGCATCCACCAGTGTATCAGAGATAACGATGGGCTCGTGCGAGCGAGTCCCATCTGTCTCTTCATCGATCATGGCGTCCAGCATGTCCCGCAGACCACCTTCTGCCACAAAACGTTCTGCTGGGTCATCGTTTACTTTGAGCTCTAGTACAAGCCCCGGGCAAAGGTAGGAGATCGAACGTAGCCGTTTCCGAATTCGTTCGACATTGAATTTTGCTCCCTTGAATATTTTCGAGTCGGGTAGAAAGCGTATGCGTGTGCCTGCTTTCATCGGGCTCTTTACTGTAGAGATATTCGTTGTGGGTTCACCACGTTCGAACGTCTGGTGGTACACCTTGCCCTTTTGCACCGTCCAGACCGACAGCTTCTCAGACAATGCGTTGGTTGCTTTTATTCCAATCCCATGTAGTCCTGCTACTGCGCTGGTGTACGCGCCGTGCCCGAACTTGCCCCCGGAGTGTAGCTTCGTTAAAACTGCTGTGAGCAGTGGTAAGCCTGTCTTCTTGTGCTTTGATACTGGAATGCCGCGACCATTGTCGATGACCGTGGCAACCTGGCTCTCCGTGTCAATTTTTACACCAACGGCAGTTACGTGGCCATCCATGTACTCGTCTACCGCGTTGGCGACAACCTCCTCAAGGATATGATGTAGACCATCAGGGCCGGTGTCCCCGATGTACATGGCTGGCCGTAGACGGATCGGTTCCAGGTTCTCGAGGATACGGATGTGTTCCCCGTCGTAGTGCTTAGTGCTCACGAGTGCCGTCCTACGCAGTAGCTTGGGTAGTCTGTTGCTGTTGCCGTCGCTGCCACCAGTCTAGATAACTCAACACCTTTTTGACCGGTCCCGATTTGAGCTCCACGTCCACCTCTTTCGAGCCGCACTCCTCACACCGCTTATTTTTCGGGAAGGCTGTTTCTTGCCGCTCCGTTTTACACTCCGGACACTTTACAGTGTACTTCTCCTGAATGTCAACGTTTATTTGATCTGCCCAGTTCGGCCCAATCGAAAAATCAACCACGAAGGGAATCGACATGGTAAACCCGAAGGACTTCATGAGGTCTGGGTCTACCATGATGTCGTTGGCCACCTTCATGTATGCCTCAACTTCAGCTTGTGGTATCTCAGCAATAATTGAGTCGTGAACAATATTTAACAGGCGCCATGGCTTCTTGTGTAGCTCAATGTATTTCTGGATTGCAATGCACGCCATCAGGTTTGTGTCCGAAGCAATCGCTTGGATGGGAGCGTTACGGCAGACCCGGTCTTCATAGGATCTGTACTTACCAATATCCGAGGAGAAGCGCTTACCATCGATCTCAAAGAATTGGTTGTCGTCTGTAGCTACAAAGCCCGACACCAGATGTCTACGCCTACCAATGGGAGACTCGATGTACCCCTTCTCGAATCCATGCTTCTCGATCCAGTACAACCACTTGCGTGCTCTGGGAAATTGGTTGAGGAACTTTTCTTGGTAGTTTTCAGCTTCCTTGAGCGAAATGTGCAACGCCTCAGAAATACCAAACACAGACATGCCATAGATTATGCCAAACACGATTTGCTTGGACGCGCCACGCTCGGCGTCTGAGATCTCGTGTGGGGGTTTGTTGAAAATCTGGGAAGCCGTCTGCCGGTGGAAATCACCTTCTTGCAACATCCGTATACGGTTTTCCTCTGTGGGATTTTCCAGATAAGCTTTCTGCACAGCAGCAACAGCTTCAAACGCTTTCTTGAGCATCGGGTCGCCCGTTACCTGCGCCAGCCAGCGTACCTCTGCTTGGCTGTAGTCCACACAAACCATCCAGTGAATCGGGTCCACTGTGTACACACGCTTCACTGCTAACGCGTTCACAGTCTTTCCCTTCGGGATGTTCTGCATGTTGGGGTCACTCGAGCTCGTCCTTCCTGTGGCTGTAACGTGAAAGTGGAAGGAAGCACGGATACGTCCATCGCGCATCTCGGGGCTGTTCTGCAACATCTTGTAGGGAGACTCGATGTATGTGCCACGTAACTTGTCTAACGCTTTCCACTCAGCTGCCAGGTCAACCTCAGTAACACCTTTGTGCTCCTTGTAAAAAGCCTTGTCGATCTTGGGCCGATGCGTCTTTTGCGTGATCTGTGTAGACAGATGCAGCACGTCCACGAAAAGTGCTTTCTGCGAAGGAGGCTTGTTGATGTGAAACAGCCACGGCTCCTTCACCTGAGACCCCCAGATGCCTGCCATCCCACGCGTCTTCTTCACCTGTTGGAGCAGCAACCTGTTGGCCTGCTTTACCGTATCACGCTCTTTCAGGTCCTCTTCTATTTTAGCGATGCGCCCTACGATAGGGGAATCTTTCGCCATCAGCCAACGCAGGTGCTCTTTGTTGGCGCGTATGCCGTTGCGCTCCAAGACCGCTGCAAACATCGACACAGGCCCATGCATGTTGAGCCCCAGCTGTTTGAGTTTCTCCCGGTACTTCTGTTGCTGTGCTACGCGCTCTTGCATATCATGCAGTCGCCATGTGACGTAGCAGTCCATCCCATTGTATTCACAGACGGCTTCGAGGTCTACTTCCTCTAGTGTATGCCCCTTCGTTTTGAGGAGCTTGATTACGGGTGCGATGTCCTCATCGTAGTACCCTTTGAACCCCAGCCACTCGTCGCTCAGAGTTTTCAGCGTGAAGGCATCCTGCACTGCCCCTTTTCTGTTTTCGTTCAGCGCATGAGCACGTAGCATCGTGTCCTCTAGCGGAAGGTTCCACAATGGGACACCAAACTCATCAAGCGTAACTGCACACTCAAACTTCAGGTTGTGCGCTACCAATGAACGGAACGGTGCATTTCGCGTGGTGAAAAACCTTTGGAGCAGCCCCTTCACCTCTCGGAACTCTTTCCCACTCCATGGGCTCCCCGGATGCTTGTAGGGAATCACGAACGCTTTGTCTGGTCCGTACGCAAATCCCACTGTGAGTATTTTGTTGCCAACACGTTGGAGAGAAGCTGTCTCATAGTCCAGTGCTACTATTTGGTCGCTCGTGAGCTTCGTTGCCATGTGCTTGAGGAGTTGGAATACCCGATCCACTGTGTTTACGACGACTACTTTCTCTCCTCGTCTACTGTAGTCAGGAACAATCTTGCGCGCTCGATAGAATGCTCGAGCTATGTCCTCCTCGAACACGCCACCCATCCCTGGCGCACGACTTACAAAAGCAAAGTGGAAAGTGACTATGGCTGGGTAGGATTCTCCGTCTGGAGTTTTTACTACTACCTCTTTGCCACGTAGATTAAAAACCTTGGAGTGAGGATCGATGGGCTGCCCTGTACGTTTGTCTACAGCGAGCCCTATGGCAGCAGAGCCGCCCAGCAAGACAATGTAGGCGGGCTTGATTTTCATGATGTCGCTCAGGATATTTTGGCGACAGTGAGCTACTTCTTTCGGGGTGGGTGATCGGTCTTTCCTTGGGTCGTCGTTTTGTACCGGGCGACAGCGTACGATGTTGCCGTACGCAACACCCCGCTCTGTTCCGTCATTGAGCTTGCACACCAGCTGCCGTAGGATCTTGCCCGTACCGCCAACTACTGGACGCCCCACGTCGTTCTCTACACGCCCAGGTGCTTCCGCGATGAACATCACGTCCACACCCATTCCCTGTTTGTTTTGTCCTCCTCGATGTACTTCGGTGGGTACCTGCTTGCGAACGAACCGGTTCCCTAGAAGGGGACACCCTTCGTTGGCTTCACAGATTTTTTCTGCGAGGGGCGAAAGGATGAAGTTGTCGGCCATCTGGAGATCTCCCAGGATTGAGCACCGCATCTGCAGTGCGCAGCAGCTTTACCAGGGAGACGCCAGTCGCGGCTTGATCGCGGAATGGCCCGGGGTTTTTATTCATCGCCAACAACACGCGCCCTAGGTTGTTGGCCACCGTTCTAGCCACAGGCCCGTCACATGAGTAGGTGGTAATAAAATTGGCAACGTCTACAAAGCTGCCTGTTTCACCACGCATGTACAGACCGTACCGGCCTTGAACGTTCATCGCCCAGAAGCGCATGTTGGCGCCACCCTGTTCTAGTATTTTACAAGGTGGCTTCCCGTTTTGAGCAGGTGCAGGTTTTGCGCGTCCTCGGCAGCAGCTCATTTAATGCATCCTTTGTAATAGGGTGGCTGAGACAATTACTTCTTCACGTGGATCCAGCCGTTGAATTACTGTCTTCGTATGTTCAGTGAAGCATAGCCTGTTGTCAAGAACATTCAGCGCTTTCTCTGCGTCGAATGGTTTGCAGGAGAATACGTCTAGCATTACCGCTTTACGAAGCTCCCATGTGTGCGCTGCGATGTGTGACGTGGTGATGAGGCAATAGTAAGAGCAGCCACCCTCATCTTCGCCACTGCTGAGTTTCGCTTCGTCCAGCGGAACTTCTACGCATTGAGGGCGTTGTAAGTAGGTCATGTCTAATGCTTCCACGAGCTCGTCAAAGAGAAGCAGCATGTTCTCTTCCCCGAGTGTGGCTGCATCTTGTACATAAGCGTCTACAATGAGATGGGTACCCTCAATCTTGTACATCGTCTTACTCCTACCTAACCAGGAGCCATGTCGAGGCTGCTCCTTCCCGCATCGTGTGCGGATTTTCCGGGAAGCTCTTCCCTAGGCCAGTCAGTTGCACCATCGAACACTACGATGATGCTGTTCACCGTATATTGACCGTTTTCTTTATACTTACTCATGATCTTCCGACGCATGGTCAAGCTGCATATCCAGTTTGGTCCAAGGCCTTCTGGATAGTTCAAAATCTTCGGATGGAGCAGGATGGTGTTCTCTTGCCGCTCTGTTGTGTACGTACCCGGGATCATGTGTATGATGTCGGGTTCACCATCCTTAGCCTTTTCAGGAACCTTCTGAATAGGCCGCAGCATGAATACCCCTCTCGAGGTTCCCGATCCTTTCTCCTTCACGATCTCAACATACCAGAACTCCTCGGCTTGAGGTACTTCATCTTGTCCGTTTATGTGTTCCCAAGAGAGCACCCCAGTCTTTCCAAGCGTCTTGGATATCACCTTGTTGTTCGGGGGTGCATCTTCTTGACGATTTTTCATAAATTTTACGAGCGTAATCATCGGTTTAATAACTCCCTAGAAGTACTTCCAGAAGTGAACACGAACCCTCCCCAAACGAATATACTCCCCCTGGTTGACGTCAAATGTAATCCGCACTGTGTACGGTTTATCATCATCGAATGTTCCACCAACCTGGTCGACGTTAGCGTAGTGCGCCGTCCAAGCACCAGACCCAGAGATAGTTCCACCTGTGACTGTTACCGGGGTCTGGTTAGTATCAAACACTTCTATCGTCACACTCGTACTAGGTGAAGAAGGAAAATCTACGTAAACTTCAACGGCTACTGGGCGTAGACCGCTCTGCATGAAAAAGCACAGGTTCTGCACCAGCTGTTGCACGGCTGGTATTGCTGTCGGAGCGTTTGATACTTCTTCATAGACAACGAAGTTGGTGGTATCGAATGCTTGCTCGGTGAACGTAATGTCAGTTCCCACTGCTGAGTTCGCATAACGTGAGAGCGGTGGTATGAGCTCCACTGGTTGTGCTTCAGCAACTAACCATGCGTAGTCATTGTCAGCTAGCTTCGGTGCCTCTGTGACGTATGCTTGGATGAGTGGTGTTCCTCCGCCAGGATGATTTATCCATCCTAATACCACTCCATCGAACAGCGTAGCGTTCGTTATTAGAGACTCTTCAAGACTGTACTCTACTGGCGTCCCTCCAAGGATCTCACGGTTGGTGTGCGTTGCTACCAATGTGTAAGTAGTTGCTGTAGATGGTGCAGTAAATGTGAAAGTACGATCTGCATCTTCCTTCCACACAACACCGTCGTGCTGTAATCCGTGTCCTTCACCAAGCACCAGATTGTAGCTTGCGTCTACTGATAAAGTAAAACCACGATATACACCCTTTGGATGCAAAGCGTAATGTGGAATATTTTCGCTTACATCATCGAGAACAGACCCGTAGTTGTAATATCTTGTCTGTGACATTTGAAACTCCTACCCGAACACGACCATTCCAAGGTAATCGACACAGTCAACTGCTACCCGAATCATTGGTGGGATAAAAGGTAATGTGATGTCAAAAGTATTGGGGATGCCAGCAACCGCTGTCATTGCTGCGGCTCCCCAGCCAGTGAAAGGATTAAAGTATTGGAAGAGTGGTGGATTTTGGTATACGTAATATATTTCTGACCGTGTCTCTTTAATAGGTACGAGGATTACCCTCCAATAGGTTCCAGACGTGGCATTAGCAGCTATTGCTCTTGTTTGGTAGTAGCCTTCTGCACCCACACGCAACTTGCTAATGTTGTTAGCTGGCAAAATGTTGGGAAGCGTTGTACCCCGTTCGGGGTTAGGCACCATGTCGTGGTATCTTGGTGCACGGAAATCTTCCATGATGACGGTAGAATTTCCTCCAGCCATAACAGTGGCAATATACTTAAGCGTTTCGTTTCCTACAGGACGGAGAAGTTGCTCACGTACTGTAGTTGAGATGATCCGCTTATCTCTAATCTGCGCCATGCGGAAGCCGTCCCACATGATCTGTGCGACGTGACAAGCGTCTTTCAACTTGTCGTAGGTGTCGTAAGGATTCAGCGCTGCCCACATCATAATCGCCGCATTGGGCCCAGCATCCGTTTTCTCATCGATAATAATCTGGTCCAAGCTAGAAAACACCTGAGGAGTAAACTGCAACGCTTGCGGTGTGAGTGTTTCTTTCGGTACAGGCCCAGGATCTACCCAAGAAGAGTCGAACTCAAAGATATGCTCAATGGAGTTTCCGCTGGCGTCCTTTCCGTAAAGGTGCGGTTTGACGACCATGGTGGCAGATCCAGATGCATCTACTAGTCCGCACATGATTCGCGCTGGTCCATACAGTCCGATGTCGAAGGTGTCTGAGGTACCAATGAGCTCGAGCCGTTTGTAACAATATATCACTTGAGGTGTTTTTATTATCTCACCATCCCCATCTACCAGTATCTCGTAGAGCATGGGGAACTTCTGCGCATCTGCGAATGGTTCCTGTGTGTTTGTCAGCGACGTAAACCCAGAGCCACCAGCAATGATCAACTCTTCTTCCGCTGGATTTTTGGTGGCAAAAACAATCTCGTTGCTACCTACAGGAGGCTCGCACGCATCTACTTTTGTGTAGTACATATGAACAGTGGAAGTAGTTGGGACTGCTCCTCGTGGAAAGACTACACGGTTTGTTCCCTCAACGATTTCAGCTCCCCAATCTATATCAACAGTGCCACCTGTTAGCCATGTTCTGCCAAGACGAATCGGGTAGTTGGTGAGCTCCACATACTGAGCATTCGGGTAGGATGTCTTCGTGCCCGAAGCGTCGTCTGTACGAATAGACGAGTACGGAAATGCTACTTCGCAACGCACTCCTGGAATCTTTGCGATGGATCTATCGTCAGCCACGATCATGCCGTGGTCGAGCTCTAGCTGTAGTGGAGTGAAATCACCAATGGTTAGATCGTTCTGGGAAATAGCATGTGGGTTGGTAGCAGTAGCCACACCAGTTCCAAGCTGCGCTCTGTGGGCGCTATCTACAGCGGAGAACCACGGGCGATTGAATCCATAGCTACCACGTGTATGGTCAATAGATAACTGATTAGTAATTGTGCTGGTGAGTGGGTCTTCCGTACTTTGCATGATCACGATAGCTATCGGAACCAGATCATCCTTTACGTTTTGGTCGTAGTTTTGAAAAACGTCCAGCGTGTCTACATCAACCTGTGATGCGGCACCAAGAAAACTATTGGGCGAACTGGGTCGGTATGTTACAGGGACAACTGCATCATAGTAGTCATTCAGCTGCGTGTCTGCTGGATCTACTACATAGCGTAGATACACGACATTGGTAATACCAACAGATGGATCTGCGAGCTGTATTTGACGTACATAATCAGGGAGCAGAATCCACATCCCACTTTTGGTGACAACCATTCCTGGACTGATATCCACCGTTTCTGAATCAGTATTATTTACTGATAGAGTGAGCGGGACGCTCGTGGTTCCGGGCACCGCTGTACCAGGGTCCGGTTCACTAACGATACCATAGGAAGTGGTAACGAAGTAATCCGGGTGCCCCATCATCAACTTAATACGTTGCACAAACTCTTCGTTGTACACCGTCGCTTGGTATTGCAGACGATCAAGCGACTGGCGGATGGTGTAGTTTATTCCCGGGATAATAGCCATTTGGATCCTCGTTACACGCGGAGGTAGCCGCTATTAAGCTTGCCGTATAAGCCTAGCTTTGTTTCCAGATCATGTAGTGACGGAAACAGCGGTTTGATGAACAAGCCATGCGCTGCATAGGTGTGATCTCCCAGCATCTGCGACACGTACTCATGAGCGACCGCTGACATCCGTGGCGTGGCTATGTTCCAGTCTCCCATCTTAACTTCGCCTGCAGTGGCGCCCTTCATCAAGATGTCGATTCGTTCAATGGGTTCATCAGTAGAAGCGAGAGAAGCATTTACCAAAGTGGTGCTGCCACCTACCAGATTGATGTCTGTCCAAGCGTTTGGGTAGAATCTGATTCGCATCAGGATGTCCTGATCAGGTGTTATTTCGAAACTCCACTGGACGCCACCTGTTCCACCACTCATACCGTTGATCAGGAAGTTGGGGTCAGTAATGCTGTATGTGATGGGATTGTTACCAGCAACCCCTTTAACCTCGCTGAATATTTGGAATGAATTAAATATACCAGGTGCTTCTGCTGTTACCTTTAGTTCTGCTCTATTGATTGCTGCACTGGTGAGTATAGCTACTTCAACGGCAGTAGTAGACGCACTGATATCTATCGTTTCGAGGTCGTCTGTTCCACCTGTTAGCTCGTATGGAGGAAATCCTGGTACTGGAGATCCAGTCCAACCAACAACTAAGAGATTTGCACTGATTACAATCAGCTGGTTTCCTTTGGTACTTATTTCATCATTCGTTAGATTTATTTGCGTGCCTATTCTGCTTGCGATTATTTTCAGTGCAGCCACTGCGTTTATTGCTGCTTCTGTAGAAACTGCTACGTCTACTGCAAACACTGCTGTAGTAATATCAATTACACGATATCCATTGGTTTGTACGAAGGTATAATCAACTTTATATTCGAAATTGATTACTGTTCCAAATCCATCGTCTAAAGTGAATCCGTCGTTGTTAAGTATTGCAGCTACGTTTGGATGAACGGTTATCCAGCCAGTAGCTGCAGCTGTGGGTGTTGGCACGTAGGTTCCATCAACTTTAAACTCGAAGAGCATTGTGTCTTCGCCATCGTTTATGCGGAACCAATCATTGTTAACAAGTCCTGCTGGAGCAACAGTAACCATCGATCCAGAAGCATATGTAAATGGTATCTCAATGATGGGGGCACATGTATGCTTCAGCCACCATTTGCCTTGATCATTAAGCAGAGCAAGAAACTTCCCTTCGCTTTTGTCGTAGTTTATTTCTCCATCCACCTTGTCCCAAAACAAGAACTGATCAGCCTTGATTGGTGCTTCTAAGAAAACAGTGTTCTTTTGAATTTCTAGTGGAGCACCAATTTTCGAGAAGGACGAATCATACTTCTGTATATATTGTGTTTCTTGGATTGTGACACCAGCAATAAAAGGTGCTGAACGCCAATCAAGGAGAAACGGTCCACGTACCTGTTGCATGAAACCTGTATTTACAGGTAGTGGTAAAATTTTTGATTTGTACGCCAAATAAGCGCGTATCTGGATGATTTCTTCATCGTCTAGATCTCGGTGTATTCCGCGATCTAGCACCACCTGGTATTGGTAGATGCCGTTGACCAAACTAGTGAAATGATAATCTACTACTCGGTATTCTTTAAATGCTGTGGTTAGTGTAGGGGTGGACGAGATGGCAATGTAGTCACCGCGAACGATGTAACTGGTGCTGTCGACGTTTATTCGTTTCTTACCCGCAGAGTATGCTCCTTCTACCTTAATTGGATTGGAGTAGTGATACACAGGCTCACGTACAGCATGGTCAGCCAGCAATCCTGTATTCAAAACTATCACGTCCTCAATTACGTCTACTACTTCGTGGAGTTCTCGTTGCCCTATCGAGATATAGCCACCTGCTTCGATCCAGGTGACCGGGCGGTTGAGCGTGATCCTGTCGATGAGATAGATGGCATCTTCAGCGAGACGGAAACGATTGTCGGGCACAAGCAGTGGTAGGACTGCGGTGAGCTTTCTGCCGTAACGTACTTCTCCCAGGGCAAAGATATCCAAGGGCACAGTTATCCCACGCGGGACTACGTGCATACTCATCCCTTGGAACATCTGACGCTGTAGCGCGTCTTTGGTCAGCTTGATGATGCCCATACGTACTCTACTCCTGGTATTTCTCGAGGAAGCCTATGCAGAGATCTAGGATGTAGTTGCCTACAGCACCGATGACCGCAGCTACCATCGATCCAACCACCAGGTTTTTGAGGTCAATAGGACCCCAAAGAAAGTAACTATTGCGCCAGCTTGGATTCACATGAGAGTACAGGCTTAGTAATAGGTGAGCCCCCACACCGCTCCAGATGCCCATACAGAAGTAACACTTGAGCAACTTCTGGAAGAAGTTACGGACAAATGTCAGTGGGAACTGGAGCACCCAGCGACGAAAAGGGAAAACTCCCGCTGAGCGAATGTACTCCTCGTCTGACGGATCTTTTAGAAAGCCTTTGGCAGATACACCAAAGATGGAGGCGTCAGCAGCAAGGAAGGCTAACCCATAGGAGATGAAGACGAATAGGAGGAAGGAGAGAGTCATTCAGATTCGGGGTGTTCACGCATGCTTTTGACAACGTCTACCACTAGATCGAATTCCCTGAAGGTCAGCTTAACAGCTCCCTCGTGATCGTCTTTGATTTCGACACTATCTTCTTTCACGAGGACCTCTGGGCATTTCCTTCCTCGACAACACGTAGCCCACTTGTTTTCTTCAGTCATTGTTTTACCAACGAAGTAAGTGTGTGTTCGTGGTGGTAGATGCACCTTTACCTTTAGTCACAGCGTACAGGACACCAACCACCAAACCAACACCAATGACTGTGCCAAAGGCTAGACCCATCAGCCCCTTGTTGCGCTCCCACCACGTGTTGTTGGCTTTGATCTTCGCATCAATGTGCTCAAGTGCCGACTGATGGATGAGCTTCTGAATCTCCAGGTTCACCCGTGCAGCCTCGAGCTCCTTGCGCCGACGGTCACGCTCTGCCTTGATTGCGATGTAGTAGCGCGCTTTGTCTGCGTCGATCACCATGCCAGCGTGTGGCGCTGGGTCTCCCTGCTTCACCACTTTACTGGTCCCCTCTGAGTAGCCTTCACGCTCTTCAATGGGCTTGCTTACCAGCGGTCCTCGAGCCTCCACTTCCTTCTTGGCCTGCTCATACGTCTTGACCGGAGGAAGCGCGGTTGCTGCACAACCGGTGCCAATGCTGAGAGACAGCAAAATAAGCACGAACGCCCCAAGCAAAACCACCCACGAAGACGTCGTTTCACAGAAGCTTGTTGAGCTCTTCCAACTGCTTCGCTTCATCATCTATCTCCTTGATCTCCTTCAGCTTATCGATGATCACCTGCTCAGCGCCCCTCGCTTCAGCTACCTTGATCTTTTCCGCAATGTCAGCTTTAGTAGTCTCATTCTTAGTATTCTGTATCACATCCTTGACGCCTTCTATCGGGCCCTTCCCTTTCAGAAGGTAAAGGATTCCGAAGACACCTGCAATCGCTGCACCGATGGCTACAATAATTCCCACAACCCATATGAGCGTTTTCTTGAGCGTCGACCCAGCAGCATCCTTCAACTCCTGCTTGAGCTCATCACTCACCTTGGGAGTTTCGGTCACCACCTCTTTGTTTTCGGGGGTTGCTTCTGGCTGCGCTGGTGGGGTTGGTGTGTCTGGCATCGTAATATCCTTGGTAAAAGGGCAGCACAGGCTGCCCCATATCAGATAGCGCTACTTGTTTTTCTTTGGATTTTCGTCGTCTGCTGGTACCTCTTCAGGCTTCTCAGCAGGCTTTTCTTCAGTCTTCTCGACGGGTTTGGGTGCAGGAGCCGGTGCTGGTTTCGTCGTACCGTTGCCCTCTTCACGCTCGAGCCCCAGCGCAGACTCGATAACATCGGCCAGGTAGGCGGCGCCCTTCTCAGGAAGGCCAGAGTCACGCAGGTACTTGTTGGCATTTTCAATGGCGAGATCGAGCTTCTTTGCACTATCCATCGGATTGTCTCGGAGCTTGTAGGATGCTTCTTCAGCTTTTCCGATACCGAACATGGCTGCCTTTAGCACCATAGTGTCGATCATGTCTTTGTGCTGAAGGTCTGTGAGCTTGAACTTCTTGTACAGCCACGCTGTAAATACTGGAATAAACGCTGCCAAGAAGACTCCGAGCAGGTACAAGATCACCTGAAGGATCCACCCACCGACTACGCTCCCTTTGGAGTCTGTTTTGGCTACTGCTGGTGCGGTCGGGGGTGTTGGCGCCATTGCCTCTGGAGCCATAACAGCAGGTGCAGCCGCCATAACCGGTGCAGCGGGTGCAGCAGCCGCCATCACAGGAGCAACAGGTGCAGGTGCTACAGGCGCTGCTACCATTGCTGCCACAGTCATCACCGTCCGCATCACCATGGGACGGGGGCGCAGTGTGGCACGCATTGCTGGTGCCATAGGTGCTGCTCTCATAGCAGGAGCAGGCATGGCGGCAGCTGCACTCATCGCTGCAGGCGCTGCCGCAGGCTGCGCGTAGCTAACGGTTCCAAGTAGTGCTACCAGACCTACAGTAGCGAACAACGCTGTAATCTTCTTCATGGTTTTTCTCCTTACCCTGATTTTACAAGATTGGTTCCGGTTTCTGACCTTTTGTTCTACGCTGCTGGCTTCTCATCTGTCGCTGCAGCTTGTCCATCGTTTCGTGACCTGTTCATACTGGTGAGTATGGTTTGCCACATGAATCCATTGTTGAACGCAAACATGACCCCACGTACCTTGAGCGTACCAGCTTCTTTTTCGATCCCCTGCTGAATCGAATAGTACACCAACGCGGCGATGATGAAGCTCATTACGATAAGGTGCGGCTCAAATTTGACCGGTGCTCCTCCACGTCGCTCCTCATAGTAGTCCCAAAAATACTTTCCAAGCACACCAAACACGAGCGCCAGGAAGTAGAAGAGCTCAGCGTTTCGATCCTTAAAAGGTTTCTGCACAGTCTCTTTTTGTACAGCCACCTTCGCATCACTTCCTCCCGATGCAGGCGCGAGCCAGGAAAATCCCTGCTTCATTACAGCAGGCTGCATGGCAGGCAAGTTTTTCAAGCCTTTGTTCTGTACTATGCGTGCTTGGTACTTGACATACTTTTTCAGTAGCAACGCTTCCTGCCGCTTCTGATCTTCCATCCACGCTTTCACTTGTGGCGACTCATGCGTTACACATTGTATGGTTCCATTCTGGATGAGAGTAACTTCATCGGACGCACACTGATTGAGTGCAGCAATATCTGTTTCCTTGGAACCATCGGAGATAACCAACTTGAGCAGCGGCTCAGGTTTCATCGGAGGAAGTATCGTGGGATCCTTGCGAGCAGCTGGGCGGAGGTGTTTAGTTCTTACTACTTCGGTTCTTCCGAAAACGGCATTCACCAGAATGAAGCCGACAACCAATGGTACAAGTAACACCGCGCTCCCTACCATGACTTTGTTTCTCTGCATCCATGTGGCGGACGCAAGCGCTGGGCTGTGATTGATAATTTTACTAGCAACATAGATAGACGAGATGAACATCCCCGCTAGTATTCCCCAGATGATCGCACTCATGGCTCTCGTCTCCTTACGCTCCCAGTATCTTCTGTGCTACCTGTATGCCTTCGTCACGTCTGTCTCTGATTAGCTGTGGATCGAAGCTGAGGCCGCCACCAGGTAGGATACGCTCTGGCATGAACAGGCGAACCTTGATCTTTTTCTTACCCGCAACCGAAGGATGTCCAGCATCGATGAGATGGTTCATCGCTTCAGCGTACATCGCGTCACGATAAAATACTTCGTCGGCCATGAGACCAACAACGCGCATCCCAACATGGTAGGCGTTGATTTTCGTACCTAGCCAGTTGTCGCGGGGGTCTTCCCCCGCAGTTTTTGGTGGACCAGTGAGCACCACATCGATCTCTTCGCAGCCCGCTTTGATTGCAGACTTGAGCGGAGTCACGCAACGGTAGCCACCGTCGAACCACAGATCTCCGTCGATCCAAATGGGAAGCAGGAATGGTGAATACCCTGACGAGGCGGCAACCCATTTCCACAGGTCCGGTGTGTTCTGATCTTTTTCTACGTACAACCCTTTGCCGTAGGAGCAGGTACCAATTCTGATTTCTCTACCAGACTCACGAGCAGCCTGATCGTTGACGTGGCTCTGTATGATGTTCCACAGCGGCTTGCTGTTGGTAAAACCATCTCGGTTGATCAGTCCAGCAAGTGTACCGAGCAGCCAACTCTTGTAGATGCTCTTGTCTCCATTGAGCCCAAGCCAGATGTCGTCAAGTGCATCCACCGCGTCCTGGAACTGTCCAATTGGATATTGGCTGATGAGTCCTGCTTCCAGTGCTCCCACGCTCACGCCACTAATAAACTGGTACTCCTCACCGTGTCGAGCTAGCTCTACCAGGACACCTTGTGTGAAGGCACCTTTGGAGGCGCCACCTGACATGACCAAACCGCGTTTCATATCATTTCCTACGGGTTGTCGTCGGTGGTAGCGTGCCACCGGAACAACATGATGATGCCGCTCATCTCAACTGGATTAGTTGGGCTCTTGACTTTATCCACTTCCATTCCCAGCTTCCAGTGCTTCGAGATCCATTCGACCATGTAAGCGTCAATTTCAAAGATGCCACGAGGCGAGCCCATGGAAAGATTTCTAACGAGGTACATGTTGGGAGGAGTATACCCGGTCATTAGTACAATACGCTGATCGTACTTCCCCATCGTCTGCCCTTCAACGTATGGGGTGATTACCTCGGTCTTTTCACTTACTATCCACTGTCCCTGACTGCTGGGAATGGGACACGCCGTGTCGAGGTCGATGTCATAGTCTCCGTCACCATTTGCTGGAATGATAAACGGAGCAGAGATGTTGCAGTTACCCGCGCCAGGATTTGGGGTGAGGTCGTCGCTCTGGCCGAATTTCACATACACTGAGAAGTGATCGGTGCCATCGAAATCTTCTATTCCACGCCAGTTGATCTCACCATCATGGATGTACACAGCTTCCGAGAACACAAGCTCTACCGTCTTAACCCCTGTCTCTGCAGCGGCAAAGGTTACACGAGCTAGTTGTCCTTCGCCTCGGGCCAGAGGGTCTAGCACATCTCCTTGTGAGGTGTACCAGGTATAGCTTCCAGACGGTGCAGGAGTGGGAACGATGACTTGCTTGCCGTCACTGTCGAACCGCGCACCCGCGATGGTTACTGGAGATGCTGTAGCAGGCAACGGTTCTCCGCTGTGAGTAGCAACAATCCCATCGAGGGTAGTCTTGTCCCCAGCACTCAAAGCGTCTTTGAACCAAATGTCGCAGTCGTCACCTGAGGTGTTAATGTAGTCTAGCGCAGTGGCAATACTGCTCTGCTGTATTTCGCGAGTGAGCCTTGCAGAGTCTTCCTTGTGGTTAGGGAAGTCTTGCGAAATGCTGTAGGTATATTTTGTGGCTGCCATCAGACAACTCTCCAGATTTCCAAGCGGGCGTTTCGAATCACTGCTGTTTTTCCACCCTCAGATCCAAAATCCATATCTATGTTTAACGCAGCACCAGTACCCAACACATAATATGACGTGCCACCGAACGGGTAGTAGGTACGGGTGTCTTTACTTTCTACATTTCCGGAGGCAAGAGTTGTTGAGTCATCTACTTGAACCCGAACAAGTACGTCAGCAGAAATAGAAGACCTACAACGTAGCTCACACGACCAGCCGATTCTATATGTGCCCGCTGGGAGTGAAGGAGTCGTCATCCGAAGCTTCTGAGTCCATGCAGCGGTAGTCGTACTCTCGCCTAGAGATTCTCCATATTGGAAGTTGTTTCCAAACACCTTCTGCGCCAGAAGATTGGTAACCTGCACTTTCTTCTTGGAGTAGCTTGCAGCACTATCTTCAATCACAACTACGTCGGCGCCAACTGGAGTGGTCTTCTCCGTCATTGCCGAAATTTCGGCACTGGTTGCTTTGTGAATAGCCGTCGTGTCTACAGCAGCAGGCAACGTCCCAATTGTGATTTTCTTTTTAGCGTTTGCTGCAGCAGCATCTTCAATGAGCAAGATATCAGAAGACGTTGGCGCTGCTTTAACAGTGAAACTATTAAAGTCGTTTGCTCCACGTGTTAGACCAGCATGTACGTGGTCACCACGAGCAGCAGAAGATGCAGACCCTGCAGCATTTGCTGTGCCTACAGCAACAGGAGTTCCAGCAGTGATACCATGCTGGTGATCACTCCTTGCAAGGCTGGCAGCAGTTCCTTCTGCTGCGGTTGCTCCTACTTGTGTGGTTACTGGGGTATACGTAGTAAGAGCATCAGCAGCACCCGGTGCGTGCCTGCCTGCGTGGGCAGAGACAGTAACACCATCGACCGTACCCACGGTGCCAATGTTGTTACTGCCCATGTTCAGGTCACCTGCCATGGGACGGGTGCCAGAGGCTAAAAGATATTGAGTGTGATCATCTGCGGAGAGTCCTGCTAAGTTAGCGTGCACAGCAATTGTCTGACCACTGCCACCACTTACTTCTCCTACTGGACGCTCATCCACGATAGTGGTGATACCATTACCTTGCTGCACGATAAGTCGTGCCAAGGTGATTCCAGTAGCTTCCATGAAAGTGGGCACGCTACCTAGAGAAGTTGCAATAGCGAGTAACTCAGTAGCAAACTCAGCCGTTCCATAGATAACAGAGATGCGACCATCCGAAGTCAGTACCACAGTATCCGATCTGTAGTAGCTAGCTGTCATTGCAGTTAGCGTACCACTAGCGTCGTAGTAGACAGTATCTACCGACGTCTGCCCAGTTACTTCTGTCGCTCCATTGCTTCCGTAGAAATAGGAGAAGGCAGCGTCGGTACCTGTTCCGGTGTAAGGGATAATGTCTATCGACCGGTACCACTCCCCACTCTGGACCTCGAATTTTACTACAGTGGATCCAGCTACCGTTGATAGTCCTGTCTTGAGCAGAATCTTTCGTGTGATCTCCAGATACTCTTGCATTCTAGCCTGAACGTCGTGCGCAAGTGCTCTGGTGCGGTGGATAAACCGAATGCCACTGCCATCCGTGATTACTGTGGCTAGTAGCACAAATTCGTTTCCAGGGTATGATGTTGTTGCCGCCAGCAAGGACGTGGTTGAATCATACCCAACGTAGTTGGTTGTACTGGCGGTAAGTGCAACCGTGTCCGCTTCCCATTCTACATTGAAGCTATCGTGGTCTGGTGCATGACGTGTTACCCAACCATCAGCCGCTGCAATATCTACGTTTAGTCCACCACCATCGGTTACCAGTGTGTCGTAAGGCCATGCTACACCAGTAGAAGTTTGGTCATGAAACCACTTTTCTAGTGTCATGACTTTTCCAGTGGTGAACCAGTAGCTCAGAAGCCCCGCTAAATATGTACGGTCATCATCAGTGCTCTGTACAGATCCTGATAGAACTGCCCCAGCAACTGCAGACCATTTGAAACTATCCGTTGCAGCATTAACAAGGAATACCCCCGTGGCAGAGTCGCACTGGCCATTGATAGTGTTGCCAAACATGGCACCACCCTGCACTATTACAGTGGTTCCCGTGCCTGCGGATCCAATTCTTGCTGCCCTGTAGCAGTTGGAAATTTCACTGGCCATGACTGTGGTTTTACTTCCACCATCTGCCAGCAGTGTGTCTGGGGTTGTGTCTTTGTTGGCAATGCGTGCAGTGACGCCAACAAGATACACTTCAGCCTGATCTGCAACACGTAAAGCCGTCTGAATCGGATTTACAGAGTAGGCAGGTAGCAATGCAGACGGTACACTGAAGAAACCACCTACTACAGCAAAGTAGCTACCTGCACCAGTTACACTGATTGCAGTGCCCACTTCAATACCAGTTGTGTTAATATCTACTGAGAAATCAGTACCAATTACTGCCGCTCCATTTGAAACGGCAATACCAGTAGAACACTCTCTTACCGACACTCCATGTAGCACAGTCAAAGTAGACGCGGTACTGCAACGGAACAACGCTTTAGCTGCATCAGTAACACCACCACAAGTAACACCTGTGATGTTGCCGCCGGTACAAGTAAACAGATCTTCCGCGCTGTCACTAGCTTGCACAATCACTGCATCACTGCGACTGACCGTAGTGACTGTAATACCCTGCTGCATCGTCATAGGGGCTTCAGTATATACACCAGGAAATACTGTTATTTGATACGGATTCCCTAAGGCAGCGCCAGCAGTTATTGCTGCATCAATTGCATCTTTGATGGATGTGTAGTCACCCCCAGAAGGAGACACACGGAAATTGTGTTCAGGTAGCTCAAGACGTGCATCGGAGTCTGTGACATACGGGTTCGTTTTGCTGGGGCTACCGTCAGAACCGATCAATGCAAATATTTGAGCTGAAGTAAGCGGGGGTGATCCAGTAGGAGTGAGCAAAAGAATGCCATCAGTAGCGTGGGATGTAACTACTACAGCTACGTTTTGTACGTCACCTGTGAACGGATCTACGCCTGGAGGAGGTAGTAAAAAGCCACCAGTGTTTCCAAGCACCAATTGGTCAGAGACCGCCCAAGTAGATGTGTCGATATTGAAAACGTGGCCGGTTGTAATGATGCGACCATTGGTATTATTGACGATAGCTGTTTCGGTGTAACCGATGGCAGGACGTGCCCCTGCAGTATCCTTGTCTGCAATCTTGATCAGCGGTAGCGCGTTTACTGGATCCCATCCTGCTGCAGCTACCAGTTTCCCAATGGGTATATCACTACCAGTCTCATTTCTGCAAGCAAGGTACAGGCCACCAGCGCTAAGATCATTCAGCTTCGCTTTGTCACTTGATGATAACAGTCCCGCAACTGTCGGAGAGGCGAGATCTATTTGATCTGCACCACCACCTTTGTGGGTAGAAGCGTGCGCAGTCGGTGGTCTCTGGGCAGATGAGTCATCAAGGGAAGCGTCTGTGAGCAGCGCGTTCAACCCTGCCAACGAAGTACTAGTATGTGCAGCGCCACCTAATTTGTGTTCCGAAGTGGCGTCATCGAATGCTTCTGCTGCAGGAATAGTTGAGCCGCCTGGACCATCGATCCGAACCAGATCCCCCGACCCGAGCGCGGTTACTAAGTCCGCACTCATCTGCAAAATGTCAAAGAGGAAATGAACGTGAAGGTCGCGCTCCTCGGCTGCTGCGAGCGTGCACCCAAGATCATCTACAGTGACATTTCCACCAGTGGTGTTTCTAACCCAGAATGCCATGGTTTAAGCCCATCTCCAAGCGCACCAGAGCGATACAGCTACATCTGCGATGGCTAGCCCAGCGGCGTCAACGTAAATCCAAACGTAGTCATCCTCTGCAAGATTCAGATTCACAGCGTTATTCTTGTAATAGCTGCTGTTAGTACCGTCGACCAGATTGAAGTTGAGCACACTGCTTCCATTTACGTAGACGTCGAGACGTTTGAGGTTGTTGTCAGTTCTTGTTCTGACGCTGATGCGCTTTACACACGCTGCTCTTGGAATGTAGAGCCCTGTGTCTGTAGCTGGAGTATTCACACCGTAGCCACGCAGAAGCTCCCCATCAGCGCTGTCATGCCCCCACTGCATCGTCCACTCGGTTACGCTCAGCCACTTTGCGCGGCTGGTGTCGTAGGCCATGAGCATTTCCCAGCCAGACGCGGTGTTGTACCACAAGGCTCCGTTGGCCGTAGATGCTGGTACAGTGGCTTGGGTGAAGAGGCGTTGGTCGATGGTGGCCAGTGCGGTCTGAACGTCGGTGTCAGTAGCACTGAGGATACCGTTGAACCCAGTGGCGTTGACTGTGATGCTGCCAGCTTCGAGGTCGTCTACATGTGCGACTTCATGTGTAGCACCATCAGCATACACCTTGAAACGATGGTCTGTGACGTTGTACCAAGCTTGCCCTTCGTTGGGACTACTCGGATCGGTAGAGTACTCATCTAGCCGTAGGTTGTCGATGAAGAATGGCATCTACTCACCCACAGGTTTTGTGATCCACTCAACATCGATCACGTCGTTGATATTTCCAGAATGCAAACTCAAGTCGAAACCATTAACTGTTTTGTTCTCGACCGTGGCAATGAAAGCAGCGTTGCTACTTCCATCCGTGTAAATAACATGTGCAATGGAATAATTGGTATCAGGATATGGGGTTGTGAATGTAACGGTCGCTTTTCTTGGATTTCCCGCGAAGCTGGCTTTGAGAACAATACCCGCCTTTATCGCATGCGTGTGCTCGTCTGTGCTTTGCAGTGCAAGCTGAACATCAGTGTCCGTAGTTTTTAGATTCTTACCCCATCCACCAGAAGTGGTATGAATAATAGTTGCGGGGTGACCGCTGGTATTTAGATCTCCAAGACTAGCATGGTTGGCCGGGACGAAGTTCCCTGCAACAGTACTAACAGCACGAAAGTCTGATACATCACTTAGCATCGCTTTCCGCGTACCACCGTATCCGTTGTTGGTCCGGACGATCATGCGGTACAGGAGCTTCATCTCCTGGAAAGGAAGAGATCCAAAACTGAGTGTGTCAAGGGTATTATTTAGCCTTGCGTTTGTGAGATTGCTGTCTTCACGCTGACCTTGAATACTGATAACTGGATTCAACCAGTGGTTCGTGGCGAAGATCCAGTAGGCAACATAATTGGCACTGGCCGCTTCTGTCTGTTGCCATGCTCCGAGTGTGAATTGATTCCAAGATACGCGTTGGTTACCACCAGCGACGTTTTTGAAATAGAAGTCTACAGGAGCATCCCACACCCATTCACCAGAAGCTCCTGTTCGGTAGAAAACTGGAATCTTGGCTGGGTCGGTTAGGTACTGCTCGAATCGGTTGGTAGGTACCGCTGCATGTGTGATGTTGATTGGAATATCTTCATCTAGCACCCCACCTGCGCTCAGACCAAACGTGACAGCAGCATCGGTGTCCGTGTCTAGAGCGTATCCACTGGCAGCTAGGCCGGTGCGGAACCGGGTGCCGATGGTGGTGTGTAGGTAGTAGTGCTGCGACCACGACATATTACTCATATGTCGCTCGTCGCCAAAGACCCCATCAGTGACGGTGTTGTTCCAATAGATGGTTGCTACCGGAACAGCAGTCTGCAGATTCCACGGAACTAGGCTGTCTACGAGTGCCCCCGTAGCGTCATAGTAAATGAAATGCAGCCCAGTGGCCACACCCACTACGATGCTATCGTTGGCACTCTTGTGAAACAGATTTCCCTGGTAGTAGAAGTCGTAGCCACTTACCGTCGTAACCGTGAGGGTGCTTGTGCCTGGTACGAAGGTCAGAGAACTATCTGTTTGGTTGACGAATCCATGTGGGTAGAAAGCAGCAGCACCAAGAGCGACAGCGCCGCTGATGGGATCCCACGCTGTGTTGGTAGAGTTGCGCCGATACAGCGTTGTAGTATCTGAACGCCAGAACCATTCCTCAGCAGTGGGGGCTCCTGGGAATGCTACACCAGACGGGGCGATGATCGTGTTGGGCACACGTAGACTATCCGCCACTACTACATCAGGGGTTCGTACCTCCACCCAACCGTAGCCGGAATCGTCTGGCGATATGATTCTACGATCAGCCATGGTAATTCCTTAGCAGTTAATTCACTCCACTAGCGCTTTACTGGACGACTGGGCTGAATGAGAATTGTACAGCGTTGCGTACCTGCGTAAGTACTCGCATCCAGAACGATGCCTGCCCAAGTGAAGAAGTCTCCAGACCCGACTGCGGGAGGACGATTTCGGAATTGACCTGCATTGTTCCAGCTAAGGATGGCAGGATCACCAGCTACCGGTGCAGGCGCGAGGCCTGCGTCGAACTGCACAACGATCTTACCTGCATTGACGATCTCATTCGCGGTGCCGTCGTACACACCAGCAAAGGTAGCTGTCAGGTAAGTACCAGTGGCAGACGAACAATCAGTAGGAGTAATCGTGTTGTTCGCGCTGACATACCCCGATTGGTACTGGCTCATCGCTGCCGTAGTGAGTCCACCAACGATAATCTGATCTGCTGAAGCGACAGACGCATGAGTATGGTAGGCGTCAGCGTTGGACGCAGGGCCGCCGAATACAATGTCAACGGCAGTCGCTGTCCATAATACAGTGGTGAGTGCTGTGCCTCCGATGGAGAACCCAGTCTGGTCAGGCACGTCGAGAGTAGTGACGTTGGTCTGCAGGTCTACAGTGTCCGCAGTGACCAGAACATCCTGCGTACCAGTATTGATGGTCAGGTTGTTATTGCCCGACGTGTCGATGGTACCAGCAGCATCGAAGGAGAGCGTATTGTTTAAATCGATGTTGCCAGCGCAGTCGATCCCGTTGGCGTCTACTGTTAACGCTGCGCCTGTTACATCCAGCCCCGAGGTGGCATCCACATTAACCGGGATAGTTACCTGCGTTGAGGTAGCCGTCAGAATGGACGTGTACCCGGCTTCGGCCATGTCAGCTGGATCGGTTGGGTTCTGCTTGTAACGCAGTACCATGGCTGGCTGGGAGGTGTCATTGAAGAACTGGAAGTTTTGTACATTGGCACCGTCACCACCAGGGAACATCACACCAACGTCTTCAGCCGTTCCTCCTGCTGCGTCGTTGTTGATTTCCCAAGCGTTGCAGGAAGTCCCGCAAGCTGCGATGGTACCAGTGAAATTACCAGTGATGGTAGTGAAGTTACCGGTCGTCGCGTTGAGTGTCGGGGCATTTATAGTGACTGTAGTTGGAGTCGCCGTGATGATGTCCGTCCAAACTTCTGTGAGGTCTGACGGATCCGTAGGATTCTGCTTGTATTGGAGTTGGAAGTCAGGAGTGCTACCGTCGTTTCTCCAACGCCAGCCTTCAATGTTAGCTGCACCATCACCATCCAGCCAAACTGTTCCAGCGTACTCAGCGGTCCCTACGACGGCGTCTTGATTTACCTTCCAGACGTTGCAGTTGGAGCCACACGCAGCCAGATTGGTGATGTTGACTTCACCAGTACCATTCGGGGTGATGTCGATGTCACCATTGGCAGTGGAACCAATTGTGCCACCTGCAGTGAACGTAAGGTCTCCTGCGGTGTCTACATTACCATTAGTAGCAACGTTGAAATTCGTAGTAGTGATGGAGAAGTTGCCGTCTGCCGTTCCAGTGGTGTTGATGTAGACGTTGTCGCCTACTGCTGGGGTAGCAGCAGAACCAAGCTGTACAGTGTTACCACCGTCACCCAGAGTGATGTCGCCTGTGTAGGCAGTAGTACCCGCGACGGTCTCACCACCCGCGATTACCACGTCACCTTCAACGTCAACGGAGAATAGGTTCGCCCCAGCCGAGGTCTGCACCTGGAACAGCAGAGAGTTGGCAGCTTCACCACCAGCCGCCTTCACGATCATTTTCGGATTGGTCGTGTTGTTAGACTGGAAAGTCCATTGCCCTGTGATGAGTTCGAGGGCAGTCTTGTCCACCAGGCTCTCTTGGACGATGCCACCGATGGTTCCACCCACTACAGTGCTGATGGCATCGAAGACAGTAATGGTGGAGCCAGTGGTACCAACGATATCGGCACCACCGCTCATCGTCAGTGTGTTGGAGAAATCACTGGCAACGTTCACGTCGAGGTCACCACCAGATATGGCATGCGAACCCGACGCAGTGATATTCAGATTTCCGGTGCCCGCCAAGGTGAACACACCATCACCGGACATATCCAGGTCGTGGCCCGCAGCGATGACAACGCCATTAGCAGCAGTCCCACCTCCCAGTATTAGGTCACCACTCGATGGATTGATATTTCCAACGAGGAGGACGTCGGAGTCAGCAACTTCTACGTTCCCGAATCCGGTTGGTTCTAGTGCAACTGCACGACGATAGTTAGCCATTATCTTTTCTCCATGACGAGTTTGTTGCTACACGATCTCTTCGTAGGCTTTGATTTGTCTCTTGGTACCCCAGTCATATTCCGTCTGACCACGGATACACTTCAACACGAATGCCCTCTGCGGTGACCCATCATCTGGTATTTCAAATGGATCATCACGAGGAAATTCGATTTCAAAACCTACCTGGCGCACACGGTACTTGAGGTTGCCGTTGGGCAACGCTGGTGCGTTTCCAACGTATCTAAAGTTCGGCATCTTAGGCCCTCACCAAAGGATCTCGTAGCTGGACTACCAGCGTGGTTGTGTTTCGTGCATACCCAACATACTGTGCTACCTGCCCACTGGTCGTAGGAACCACAGCGGTAAGTTGCCCTGGTGTGGTGGATGCATAGTATTCTTGGCCAACCGTCAAGCCAGCAAACACAGCAACCTCTCCAGAGCGTGCGATGATACAGGAAGTTGGTGTTGGTTTGTTGATGATGATTCCAATCACTGGCATGTTCGCTGTGCTACTAGCGTTGGACTGTCGCACAGAATTGGCCACGTTTTCAAATACGGCATCGCCCACTTGCTCTGTGACTGTACAAGACCACAGACCTTCCAACACTTCGATCTGAGGTACTGGATCGGTACCTGTGAAGATGTGCGTACTTCCATGTGGTGGTACGGGACCGCCCGCTCCAGGACCAATCACTACGCCATCCAGATCGAAAGTGGGGTCACTACTCTTCATGCGAAAGAAGCCGAGCGCATCTACCCAGAACACGTAAGGCAATAGCCGCAGCTTGGGTTCAAGATTCCATTGAGATACAAAGATGCCTCCTGCACCTGCGTCTAGGTCCTCAATGTAGATAGCTTTCTTACGCAGATAATCAGCGATGCGCGGGTCATTGATGAACTTGTCGTACTCGACATAAGGGAATCGTTTTGTCTCGCGTGGCCGCAAGTTGTAGCTAGCCGGTGCCGGTAACGAAACCGGGCTAGTCATCAACAAACTGGTTACTCGGATAGCCACTACGCTATTCTCCTACTCAGCGAACGCATCCTTGCTTATTTTAGGAAGCATCACTTTTCCTTGGAGAGACGAAATGATTTGATACGCTGGTTTGGCGTAGTAAAATATCTCTACCTCTTGGTTGGGGTAGTTGGCGAATTCGTCGTACTCGTCTCGTGATAGAGCTCCCAGGTTTATTGCTGCGATCAATGTGGTTGGCGCTTCTGTGATCAGCCCGCCATCCACTAAGCCTGCTACCTCATCGTCGGACCATCCCATATCTGTAAGCTTCTGCCAGGTAGCAGGCATGATGTTGGGACGAACGATACTTTCCAAGAAGCGGTGGAAGCTTCCGTTTGCTAATGCGTCGTAAGCATTCGCCCGGTCGATGTCACCAAGAAAATCCTCGAGATCCAGCACCTCGAACGCTCGCGCGAGCCCTGCAGCGCGGATGGCACGTCTTAGTAGATCTTCTGCCATTAGTCTTCCCGCTTCCGATCCTCGAGCTCTTTGAACACGTTCTTAACCAGTTGCCAATCAATACCCATGCAACGTCGACATTTGTCCTCGATCTCGCTGTAGCTTACAGGGCGCAGATACCTTTGCTCCTTCTCAAACTTTTCTGGATCATCTTTGGCCAGATATTCTGCTACCTCTTTTTCTGATGGTATTCCTGGTACGAGTAGATACTTTCGTTTTTCATCATGCCAAAACACCCGCCCCACCTTTGGACTGTCTGCTGCTCCCCACTTCTGGAGCATCCGCATGAGCGCCCCAATCTCGTTGGTAGCAAACCACTGCGTACCATAGAGGTCCGTTGCTACTCGGATATAGCGTCGGTTTCTATACAGTATCCACTTTGCCATGGTCATGGTTATAGTGTCGCTATCATCTGTGTTTTGATGATTAGTGTGTTTGCGTCTTTTGCGACGCCCACTATTTGTATCGCGTCACCAGTTCCATGACCAGCAACGCTATTAGTAATTTGTCCAGCAGTTGTATCCAAGTAGTATGTATTTCCAGCTGTAAGTGTTCCCGAGAAAACTGCAGCCTCCCCTGCGAACTGGACGGTTGCTGTCGTAGGTGTTGGCTTGGCGATGCAGATGCCTATAGTAAGGTTCTGCCCAATTGGCGAGGATGCATCAGCTTGAGAAACTGTTGAAGCAGCTGATACGTATACAGCGTCTGCTATGTTTACAGACGGTCCGTTAAATGTTCCTTCTACGGTCCCACCACCGCCACCACCAGAGAGATTTATCCAGGTATTCGGGGTGCCGGTTTTCCACCACAGAGTAGCATTACTCTGTTTATAAAACTGCCCGATTGGTACGTTGTATAGCCACTGTTCACCAGGAGTTCCAAGGGGAGATACTAGATTTGGATCACCATCGTAACCAAGTGGCGTGATCCCGTCATTCAACGTGGTTAGAGGCGACCACGTAATAACGCGTCTTTCTATTTCGAACCAGTTGCTGGCGGGATCTGGCATTAGACGCTCTCCTCAACCGTTACAGCTGTGTCGTCTGAACTAGATCCCGTTGCTGCTGTATCAAGGATGCGTGCGGTAGTAGGGCTGATTCCAACGGTACCAGCAAAACACCAGCTGTTTGGATCAGGAGTAGTTGTTGTATTAAACGCCCTTCTGTTTGGCAGGGACTTAATCGGCCATAGCAGTGTACATTTGCTATAGTCGGCCACTGCCGCATTGAAGGTTGTTTCGTTGGCAAATGCCGTCAAGATAACTGTGCGTGAGACAAAACCTCCGATAGTATAGTTGCTATCCCCGGTGTATGCAGTAGTAACTCTGTTTGCCAAATTTGTTGCGATCAAGCTACCGTAGCTGTACGTACCTACTGTATCGTTGTCATGGCACTGTAGAGCTCGAGTCCACACCGTTGGTCCACCAGCAAACCCAGCTCCTTGCCAAGTTCCTCCACCAGCAGGTGGCGCGGCGACTGTAGGCGTTGAGATCAACCGTTGGTTGGCAGTCAGTGTGATTGTATGATTTTGTGCGCTCGTACCATCATTGCCACCAGTGCGTAGTCGGCTCGCAGGTTCAGTCATCTGCACTGTTGCGAAGTCGTGTGCAATATAGACGACAAGATTTCCTACTGACGTTGCATCATTGGCTGCTCTGTTAGCAGTAATTCTGTAGTTTGTTGTAGTGATGTTATAACCACCAGATATTCGCGCCACCCCTACTTTGCTTGCTACATATGTAGACGGGCTTGGGATAGAGAGCTCGCCAGTTGGGGATGAGTATGCGATGGTGTCAAAATTAGCGCAGGTTGCATCTACTGTGACTGTTTCTGCATCCTTGATTGCTTGCTGTGTTGCTGGGTATGTGATACTCAGTTGGTTCATCGGTTCTATGTAAGGATATGTGTTGTTCAGATTCACTAAATCCTTACCATCGACCGCGCCGCCACCCTGATTTGTGTAGATCCAATCAGACCAGGTTCCTGTAGACCTTTTCACTCGTACGCGTGCAGGAAGCGCTTGTGTTACTGTTCCTCTATCTGCGATGTCTGAGGCGAACGTATGATTGGTGGTCGCTCCCACACTGAAGCTCATCGCGGAACAGGCACCGCTGTTTTCAACTTCCACCTCGACAAAGTTGAGGTCTGTTTGAATATTTATGTCGAATGTGTCTACAGCTTTCAATTCTGTCTGCGTACCTGGATAACCATTTACAAACTCGAGCGTAGTTATCACGGGCTTCGCATCCTCAGTGACGATAACTGCGTACGAGTTTCCATCCTGATGGGTTGCTGTAATAGTGTACGGAAGTGTAAACCCCGTAAGGTCTGCTGTTCCTTCGTAGGCAGTTGGATCTTTTTGCGGCGTAGTAGTCCAACTAACTGGCACCCCATTCACGTCTACGTTGGGCCGTACCTGCTTTTCTCCTGTGTAGGCGAAAACGTGTACTGTGATGGTTCCTACATCTGGGCTGGCTGCTGCACTCGCTACACGCGTACCATTTTCAGCAAAGGTGCAGTCTATATTACCTGCGTCCGGTGTAAGATTCTCGATGAATATTACACCATCTTTGTCAGTAGACGGACCACCACCACCAAGCGGGAAATCAGTTGTCCCATCCCATCCATGCGGCAGGTTATCAACGGAGTTCCAGTAGATGTGTCGGGTAGCTGGATCGCTGTCCGGATTTACTGCCTGTTCAAAGAACTTGTACAGAGGGCTCTTGGCTGAGGTGCCAAAGTATCCGTCTCGTGCTACCCATGCATCCCTGCCGATGTACACGTCGCGTGGTCTTCTTAACGTCACCCCATCGTCTAGTGATCCAATGTCGTAGACGGTGTCCGTGGTGAACTCTACATGACCACCTAGACGTAGCTGCCCTTCTTGGTTTACTTCCAAGAAGTAATCGGAGCCATCATGTATACGCAGGTATCCTACAGTGCCTTTGGTAGCCCAGATGTCTACAGGTCCGAGGGTGGGATCTAGATCGATGTACGGGCCGTCGCGGTACGACTCACGCAGCGGCATGAACAGAGTAGTGTGATCGTGTGTGTGTGCAGTTACTGTTGGTGGTACTGCTTCGAGGGTAATCAGGACAACATAAAATTTAATTTCTCCGATGTATCCTTCTTGCAGGAGCACAGCGGAAATGAATATGGTATTGGATCGGAGCCCAGCAATAGCTAATATCTGAGCGCGAGTTTTATCCTCGCGCACGTAGAGATCAGGATCTACTATTACATCAAGCGACTTCAGCGTCACCCGGATTTGGTACACCCGTGCCGCTTGCGTCACCTGAGTGGTGATTTCAATAGCCATCGATCAGCACAGCACTTGTGGTTAGCTGTTAGCTGCGTCCAACTGCATTCTGTAGGTATGAGTACCATCAGTTGCAGTTGTGTGTGAAATTTCTGTGATGGTGGTGAATTGTATCTCCTCATCCAGCCCAGCACGACTGACGATTTCTGGGACCAGGTTTTGTGTTTCGATGTATGCTACTGCAGTAGGGGTGAGCACTTGTCTAGTTACCAGGACAGCCAGCACGGCAGCTGGTGACATGTTTATTACGGAGGTGGTAATAGACAGCGTAACCAGGTCGCTTGAGATAGGATGGTTATCTATACGTGTGACCATTCTCAAGTCTCCTATGCTTGCTTACCATGGATAATCAATTCGCGGATGAACCAGTCGCGCACGAAGCGCCGAGAGTCCAGTTGGATTGACACCCGGAACTGGATAGATGACGTGGGCTGCAGTCCTGCTGATACGCAGTTGAGCTCTCGGAACTGTTCAGTCTCCGAGTATCTGTAGTAGACACGCACCATGTCGGTGGGGATGTCCCCGGATACAGTCCAGCTTTCAACAGAGATGGGGACATCAAATTGCATCATATCAAAGTTGGCGAAGTTGTCAGATGTGTATGCGTTTAGATTGAATCGGTGCAGACGTTTGTTGAGTGGGTCTGCACAAATCATCACGTCTGTTTCTTCACCATCCAGTAGCACCCGGTCTGCTACTACTCCCTGCGCAAACCCGATAGCTCCATAGATTGCTGTCGACATCCGGTTGTACGAGTTGAGCTCGTCCTCGAGCGCACGATACCCGTAGGTCTTCTGATGTGACAAAGTGAGGTAGTCAAACGTTTCGATGAGGCCAGCAGCACCATTGGCAACATACACGTGTTTGAATCCACCTAGCGTATCATGTACGTACACTTGCGCTGGTGCATGTAGGGTGTAGCCGTACCCAGCTGCTTCGATGTACTTCACACAGCGAGGAGAAGTGCCAGACAAATCGATGGCGCCCACCTCATTGTTTCCATTTGCTATCCACAGAAAGCTACCATCGAAGAATATATCTGTGCCTGTAGTTACTTCTGCGTCCAGCAAGCTACCAGTGGATACGTAGTACATATCATGAGCAAGAAACGCTGGAGCCGACGGGGTGGACACGTCGTACGAGGTTATGTACCCTCGGTTGAGTGTAGCTCCTGCTGGTTGCCCTTCATCACACAGGATGTAAAGGATGCTGTTCGCTTCATCGCAGGCTACTCCAACAGGATTGTTCAAATATCCAGCAATGTCTCCGGAAGTATCGATCACACCTATTCTGGCCTGGAAAGTTCCGTCGACTGAATATTCGTAAATGTTACAGGTGTGATGGCTTTTCATCGTTATCGCGACGTACTCAGTTCCACCTACACTAAACGTGCAGCAGTCACTGGCATCATCATATTGGTCAGCAACTAGATTGGCACCGAAGTTTGGAAATCTATGCAAAACTTCCACGTTGGAATTTAATATAAGTACCCCTCCTGTTCGATCAGCGAGAAGGTATCGTTCATAGTCTCCAGCAGCATTGTTCCTGCGCCAGAACTTCATAGGAGTCCCAACCAGCCCCTCCCTAAAAGCGGAAAGTGTTGTAGTAAACCCCCTGGTATCAAAACGGATCGCACTATTCTCGGTGTCTTGCTCAACCATTCCTAAAACGGATATGACATCTCCGAAACCTTGGGTGATTGACACGTCCACCGTGAGGGCATCTATTCTGTCTAGCACCGCTTGTAGATAGGTTGGATTCTGAAACAGATAGTTTTTCCTACGAAAGTCTTCATCGGACACAGCCTGTGCAAGCGTGGCCTTGAATTGGTCGAACATCGTTGCCATGAGCTGCCCTCACTCCTGGTCTGACAAAGACCGGAAACCATCGGACCTATTTGCTACACTGACGAAGGCCCTAAAATCGCATAATGGTGTGTTGGGTACTTGTGTCTGATATAGAATAACTTGAATTCATGCAGCTATCAGCTGTATCTATTCGCTGTTACTTATATGTTTTTGCAGCGCTTCCATTATGTTTTCTGTATTCAATACTAGTTCGTGGATATCATCCACCATTTTTTCATAGTCAGCTAAATTTTTCTTAATAGTACTAAGCTCTTCTTCACAGTAGACCAATCTTCCAGATAGCCGCTCCATGTGTTTTATTGATTCTTCTAGTTGGATAGCGATGAGGTTTACCTCTCCGAATAATGATCCAACTGTATGTGTGAGCTCAGAAACACGAGTCACTAGTGCACGCACCTCAACTTGGAGAAGATCTCTATATATTTCAACTGTTCGTTTATTTAGAGGAATTCCGCCTGTATCGTCAGACATCTCAATGACACTCACATTCTTTTTTGCATCATTGCTGATTGATTAACAATTTAGCACAAATTTTTGTCATACAGCTACTCCTCCTAATATCCAGGAGCAGCACCGAGATCAGTGATGTCATATTCATAATATAGCCCTAGTGCATATACAGTGGTGTACCCTGACACAGCAGGACCCTCTATTTCTACAAAGTACGAGTAAGTTCTTGCGTCTACTGTGTCAGCAATTGAGGTTAGTGAAATAGTTTGCGTCCCTGTTCCACTGCTTACTTCTCCAGTGGCAAGTATTGCGTTGGTGATTGTTAGTGAATATGATTTTTTGTATACGTGCGCTTTAACACGGTTGCCAGCAGACGGTGGTGCACCTGCTAAATACAAGTAAACCACAACTGTTTGTAGGGTACTTCCATGTGGAAGTACTAGTGGGGCGAATATGCTGTCTTCCCCGGTACTGCTAGCAACTGACCAATAATGAGCCGGTTGACTAGAACCTGGCGTACCGTGAGTTAAATACCATTCTGCTGTAGTAGTATTAGCCATCCGAGGTTGCCATAACTCAATTGGAGATGTACGCCTGTTCCTGGATGTGTTTGACAATACAATCGCACGCATCGTATCTTGCGTGTTACCGCCATTGTATGCGTGAGCGATCTCAATAGCTGTTCCAGTAATCGCTGTATAAGCATTCTCTACCAGCAATGCAGGGGCAGTTCCTCCAGTCGAATCATTGTCCATGTTCTGTATGAGCACAGTAGGTGCCGTAGTGGACGAGATATCATCGGCACGTTGGAATCTGTTTTCAGGTGCATATGACTCGAAACCTATATCCAGATTCGCTTGTGCTTTGTACCCTATAGTTTGTACCCCAGCAACAGGGGTACCATTTGTCTCAGCAAAGTAGCCATACCAAGTTCCATCTGTGTCCGAAGCATTGTAAGTATAACGGGAGGCGTTGTTGTACCAAGTTGCTGCACCAGTGGTAAACCCACTAGACGTTAGGTTGGTGTATATAAGGGCTGAAGTAGAAGCTGTAGGAGTATAAGCACCCGACTGCGCGGTGACCTGCGCCTGACCATTTTCACAGTAGAGACCGTAGGGAACGTTCTGTGAGCGGAATCCGTACCACAACCCATTACTTCCACTTGCACCTGCATAATAGGCTATCTTAGCAGCACTACCTGTAGTGTCAGCATTTGCATGGAAGTTATAAAGAGTGGCAGAAGATGCATCACTTGCGTGTCCATATACATATGATTTGACGGAGTAACGTGCAGTGTCACTCAACGCGGTAGAATTGGTAGCTACCACGTTTACCATGCCAGCAGAGGTATCGTATAATGAAGCAAAGGTTGCCTGCTGATCTATGTGGCCACTTACAGCTTTAAGAGCATACTGCCAATATAGTCCTGTAATAATGGCGCGAGTAGCAGTTAGGGATCCTCCATTAGCATTGTGATCACCTATAGAAAGAGCAGTAACTGTACCTGCCGTATCATTAGCGTGCCCATCCACATCTAAATTGACAGCGGTCAAAGCACTAAGAGCACTTGTTAGTCCTCCAGATGTCATACCCACAATAACTGCTTTATTGACGCCACCCGTGAAGCCACTCTCCACTACTGCAACATCTGATGTAGAGTAGAAACCGTAATCCCAATCCGAGTTCGCCTGGAAGGCATATGTGGTAGCACCACCGGTAATTGTTGTGGTGGGGCCTTCTGCGTAGACACCATTCCATTCGCCAGCGTCATCGGCATCTGCACCAACACGGACTCTTAGGCAAGATGCAACATCCGACGCGTTCAGCCCGGTTCCGCTAGATACCATGCTAGTTTTTAATAGGTCAATCTCGCTTCCACTAAAACCATCAACCTGTGCATGGTAGAGTGTACTCACACCACCATCACTGACTATTGCTTTGCCAACTTTTCCACTACTGTAGTGCCCGTATCCAGTTAAGTACAACCCAAACATATCACCAGATGTGGTGCTGTTTGGAACAAAAGTAGAATGGAAACCGTAGTAGTCTGTAGTTGCTGGGTCTGCAGAGTTCGCGTTGATCGTAGTCTTCACCGCGTAGATCTGCGAACTCGCTCCCATTGCGGTGCCCGGTGTCGTTGCAACTACACCTACTATTGGTGTGGTGTTAACCGTGGTAGCTGGGAATGTGTAATAAAAGCTGTTGGTGGCCGCTAGAGAGTAGACGCCATAGTCCCACGCCGCGTCGATTAAGAGTGCTTGTTTGTTGATCGATGCGCTGCCAGCGTCTCCTACCGCATGGAATCCACGTACAATGGATGATGCATCATCGGTACCACTGGCTGTATATGTGGCCCTGCAAATGGTTGCAGTTTGCGCCGCACCTAAGCTACTCGTTCCAACACCAAACTCACACGCGATTTTTGTGGTAGTTACTGAAGATAAGAGCACCTGCGCTGGAGATGCCGACGACAGACCATAATCCCATGAATTGTTAACATTGACAGCTTTCGTTGTGTTCGCACCACCAGCCGTTGTATACTGTAATTTGATCCCATTTACCACATCTGAGTCTGCAGCATTTTCAGTGAAACTTAAATTGATTAAGTTGACCTCGTTGCCTACCCCTCCCAAGTCATTAGAAGTTGCGATGACACTGAAACTGTCGTCAGAACCAGTAAGTCCCGCTCGACCGATGTAACCAGGAGACGACGAGTAGATTCCGTAGGTCCAATCGGTATCTACGTTGATTGCCTTCGATGTGTTCGCGCCACCTGCTTTCGTGTATAGCAGCTTAATACCATTTACCACATCTGAGTCTGATGCATCCTCAGTGAAATCGAGAACGGTGAGGTTGACTTCGTTGCCTATGCCACCTAGACCACTAGAATTTGCAACAACACTGAAGCAGTTATCTGAACCGGTTAGGCTGCCTCTGCTAATGTGACCAGGAGATGCAGAATGGAATCCGTGGGTCCAATTATTATCGATCTTCACTCCGTATTTTGTATTAGATGCTGAAACGTCGGGAGTAAGATCAATATTCACTCCGTAGATATATGCAACTTCAGCCGATGCATGTTCTGCCCACTGGATATCAACTAAGGAGACTTTCTTACCAGTAGCACCCAGACCACCTGATGTGCCGACGACTTCAACTATCCGCGTAGTTTCAGTGATACCGAGCATATTCTCTTTAATCGGAGATTCTGAATACAGCCCGTAAGTCCAGTTTCCATCAACATACACGCCTCTGGTTTCACTAGTAGCAGAGGCATCAGGACTTAGGCCTAAATCAATACCGTTAATGGTAGCGATGTCTGCTGCATCCTGTGTGAAATTGATGTCTACAATGGGTGTAACAAAACCAACAGTATTCCCACTACTAGTGACGTCTATACGCTGAGCTAGTGGATTGATCACGTTGGAAAGAATCAACCTGATTTTGGATTCTGAATAGAGGCCATAATTCCAATTTGCATCGGCGTTGAAGGCGTATTTGATAGCCGATCCTGTAGCACTTCCAACTGCGTAAAACCCACGATAATACGCCCCAGCATTATCTCCAGCATTTGGGTACAGAGCGGTATCGAAGCAGCGCACATCAGAGGATGCGCCAAGAGCACTACTTATCAACGCAGTTGAGTTAATAATTGATACTGTACCAGTGGGTGCTCCACCAAGAGCAGCAGCAAATGTTGGCCCACCTGACGATGTTACAGCGAGCGCTTGCTGGTCGTCACCCGCATTCTGATTACTTACCCCCATAATTGGCAAGCCAGTGCTTCCCGATGGAAGGTTACGCGTGACAGTGAACCCTTGTCCAGATGTGCTTGTTTGTGTGAAGGTGAGTGCTGCGCCGTCTATGGTAAGAGTTTTATCCAGCGCGTATAAATCATCCCAGCTTGCTACGTTGCTGGTACCGAAATCTAGTGGGGTCGTCCCATCATTGCTGAACTGCCATTTGGCTGAACCGTTTACAAATTTGATGTACGGTGAGGTAGCTGCTTGGAGAGCGGTGATAGTTTTGTCAGTAGCTCCAGCAGGCCCTAACTGTACTGACAGTGTTTGCAAAACACTTCCAGCGGCATTGACTGTAGCTGCAGCATACACATTGTCTGGACGAT